CGCAGGTGATTGGTCCAAGGCCGTCTACTCCTGGCGGCAGGACATCGAGTTTAAGATATTCGATAGTGGCGTGATCACTAATGATTCCGGTGCTGTGATCTTCAACCTCATGCAGCAGGACATGCTTGCTATGAGGGTCACATGTCGCCTTGGCTGGCAGCTACCCAATCCTGAGAACCAGGTACAGACCACCGACGCGAGCAGATACCCGTTCTCCGTGCTGGTGCCTTGAGGTGGAAAGATGAAATATCTTTCTATCCTTTTGGCAATGCTGCTCATGATGGGGGTTGCTAGTGCAGCATGGTATCCGGGAACTGCCACGGTGAAAGTACAATCGCTGGACGCGGCTGAGACCACAGATACCGACCAGATCAAGGTAGCTGCCGTAAATGAGTTTAACAGTACAACTCACTTCGTATTGACAAGCTCAGGCGCGTCAAGTTCTGGTTTTATTGCGCAGCCCGATGTGTGCCGAAACATCATTGCCACTATGAATACAAGCACAAGCGGGTCGCTGAAGCTTACCGGTACCAATATCAATGGCGAGACCATCACTGAAAACCTGACGTGGGCGGCGGCATCCGGTGCAAAATCCAGCACAAAGGCGTTTGAAACTATAACCAGAGTAGACGGCACTTGCACCACAAACGCGGCTCAGTTTATTCTAGGAACCGGCGATCTGTTGGGTATGAGAGCTACTATCGGGCCTACAAATACAGTATTCATGGCCGCGCTGGGCGGGACCAGAGAGGCTACAGCGCCGTCCGTCACTGTGAGCAGCACCGATGTGAGCTTATGCACGATCGATACGTCCACTGCACCAGGTGGAGCGGTTACAAAATTCTGGTATGTGTGACTGCAAATCGTTTTATTTTTTAGGTTTAATAATGATTTCTGATCCCTCGTAGAATAATGACATGGAAATAATTACCAAAAAGCCTATGGTTTTAGGCACGGTTCGCCTTGATATAGGGACTCCCCTAACGGTCCCTGATCTGATAGGCAATACAATGATCGAACGAGCACTGGCAGACGCCGCGAAACCGACGAAGAAGAGAAAGAAGGTATAGGCCGCTCTTGATAATAATGAGGAATTACAAGCATCAAGCGACGCGATATATTTATATGCTATTAAGTCAATCACTATCTAGCTGTCTAGGGTAGCTCCCGAAAAGCGGGTTTTCTCGGCCCGCCTGACAGCCTAAAATATCCGAGATACACGACGAGAGGTGTAATTGAATGATAAAAACAACGTGTCAGCAATGCGGAAAAGAATTTCTGGTTAAGGAATATAAGATCAAAAAAAGCGAAGGTAAATATTGCTCACATGCATGCGTTGGGGAAGCACAGCGAACCAAATTATCTTCAACCTGCCTAGTATGCGGAAAAGAGTTTCGGGTGTTGCCTTCGAAACCAAACCACAAATATTGTTCTTTGGAATGTTCTTTTAAAAATCGCCCTAAAAAAGAAAGGACGGAATATAAATGCCCGACATGCGGTAATTTGTTTTATGATCGTCCGAACGTTCGCACTGGAAAAACCGCGTATTGTTCGAAAGAATGCTACACCAAATCGCAGATCGGAAAACCTTCAAATTTGGTCGGGAAAAAATGGGATCATGCGCACCCATGCAAAGGAAAATGGAAACTAAAAGAGAAGGCATGCGAATTGTGTGGTAAGATAGTTACTGGCCGGTCTTGGGTGATTAATCAAACCTCTAAATATAAACATCATTATTGTTCTAAAAAATGCGCGGGATTGGCACAACGGAAAGACGATAAGGTTTGCCCGCGTGGTTATGGCAGAACGGAATATAAAGAATGGAAAATAGCGATTCTTGCGCGAGATGGTGGAAAATGCCGCTTATGTGAGGACGAAGGAACCGTTAACCGCAAACGACTTCAAATTCATCACATAATACCATATTCAATTCGGCCCGACTTGGAATTCAATACCGATAACGGTATAGCCCTTTGTAAAAAGCATCATGATTTAATGAGGAACAAAGAAGACGAGTGGGCAGAACAATTGGCGAAACTCATAGGCAAGCCGCTATTATCAATTCCTAAACCAAATTCGCATGTTCTGAGGGGGAAATATGACAACCACACCGGTGACAAACTCGTACATTGCTGACATCGAAACGCTCGAACTGATGCTTGCAAGTGATCCTCGCTCCGCTGCAATCGCTTTACTCGTAGCATCAGACGCCTCACAGACTTGGTATCTTCAGAAAGCTACATCGATCATTGACAACTTGCCCCTGAAAGGCAGCACTTACAATTATATTGATAAGTCCTCACCGTCCTCTGATGAGCAAGCCCTCATGTTTCCGAGGGTAATCAATGGCTATGCCTATGACTGGGATGATTCGACAAGCACCGCCATAGTTCCTGAAGATGTCAAAAAGGCGTGCGTCGAAGAGGCCATAGCACTCTATGACTTCTATGTGTCCTCTCCTGGCGACCAAAAGCGGCGCAAATTGCAGAATCAGGGAGTCAAGAGCTTTTCTATAGGCAAACTCTCTGAGAGCTATGGGAATGTCAGCACATCGGCCAAATGGAAGGGCCTGCATAGCCAGGAAGCTTATGATCTTCTGAAAAGCTATATCGCCGGGGCCGTGCGCCCAATACCGTAAACTATTTATCCTAGTACTACCTTCTACCTACTATGACAGAAGGGCAAGAGCTGAAATGCAAACATTGCGGGCATGTTTGGAACTACAAAGGCAAATCGAAATACTATGCCACATGTCCAACGTGTTTGAATAAGGTTCGTGTTCCTGAAGTCAAAAAATGGTAGGACGTATTGGATATGGTAGACACTGGCATAAAAGCCTTTCGGGTTTGCATTTCAGGCACGAAGCCGCTGCTGATGCATTCCACAAGAGCAATGACAGAAGCACCGAAAAACGCGCGTGGTGGAAAACTTCCACCCGAAGATGAAGCGAAACTTGGACTTTATCTTAACAAGAAAGGAGATATAGTTCTTCCGGCAGACGTAATCATGGGCGCTATAAAAGGTGCGGCACCAGACTTCAAAGCACCTGGCAAAGGCAAGAAAACCTTTAAAACCTATGTAGACAGTGGTCTGGAGATCAATGAGGATGCGGTATTAACACCACAAACCTATGACATTGACTCTAGGACTGTTGTAATTGGCAAGGCGCGAATTATCAGAAGCCGACCCAGATTCGATGCGTGGTCTGCTGAGTTCACGATCACCGTCTTAGATCCGGAAACTTGGATTGATGTTTACGATAAAGAAAACGCGGGTGGCGCGAATATCAGGGACATACTTGAAGCCGCCGGGAAGTTTAAGGGTCTTTGCGACTTCAGGCCACGGTTTGGACGCTTCGAAGTAACCAAGTTTGAACCTGCTCCTGCATAGGAGCGGCGTGGGTCGGGCGAGTCGCGGTTAGGTGAAGCTTGGGATGGAAAGGCCAGGTTTGGTATGTCGCGGTATGGTTAGGCAAGGATTATGAAGCCCTTAAACGGGCTCAGCGTTTGGATTGGTCGGGAGCGGTGGGCTCAGGTACGGCGCGGCGCGGCACGGTGTGACGCGGAAGGGCATGGCGAGGTTAGGCAAGGCATGGAACAAATCATTAACGAGGTTCCATGCAATATACATCATTGGAAGAAGTGGTAATAAAAGAACTTGAGAACCGTGGCATAAAGTTTAGATCGCAGGTTCCGACAAGAACGGGGTTTGTACTCGATTTCTTGATAGGGAAAAATCTCGTGATTGAAGCCGATGGTCCATGCCACGATGGAAGCAAGAATAAGAGACGCGACCGTTTCAGAGACAAAATACTGACTCAGAGCGGTTATGATGTCCATAGGATCAGTTACAAAGTTATAAGTGATCCTGAGAAATTTAAAAATTGGTTAGATAAACTCCAGCTCTGAAAAGAGCGGATTTCTCTTTTTTATGAGGTTTTCATGATTGATCTCTACTTAGTTCCGGGCGCGTACAAGGTCACAAAGGTCGCCGCCTCATTATTCGACGGCACCTTAACCGCTTCTCCGACAATCTGCTCCTGGCCATCTGGTACAACAGGCCGATGCAAGGTCACAATATCCTCGGTAACTGGCCATACCGATTGTGTTGGGTCAATCACCATTGGCTCTGAAACTCTGACGTTCTTGGCCGGCGTCACCCCTCCGATAACCAAGATCACAACTGTTAGCCTGACCGCAAAGCCCAATGTCACTTCTTCCGGTCTGGATTGCCATTGCCACATCACAGTTATCGATACTGGCGGGGCAGATGTGGTAGCAGAAACTTTGACTGCAATTAATACCAGAATCGAGTCCTACCAGAGCGGCTTTTATAATTCTCAGGGAATTTGGACAAAGACCGATAGCATGATCATAAGCAATACATCGCTATCTATTGGCGATATAGTTAGGAAAAATTCGCACGATTCTATCA